AATCGAAGTGACAGGATTCGAACCTGCGACCTCCTGTTCCCAAAACAGGAGCGCTACCAAACTGCGCTACACTTCGGGATGGTAGTTCCTATCGCCGCCAGTCCTGAACTACCAAGGGAACTGCCGCAGTTGATTTCTCAACTCTCAAATTATAACTCTAGTGCTCACGTTTGTCAAATGGTTCCCAATGCTGCCAATCATATTTGTGAATTGCCCAGATACCCAATACAGGAACACATATGAGAAGAAACCCCAATAGTCCCAAAGACCATGAGGTTTCCATCGTGTATCTAGCAAGCAGAGAGAGATTATGAATCATCGTCTTCCTCGGGTTCGTAAAGTGGACAAGGTTCTTCAAACAAATGTTGCATTCTAAGTTGCTTAATTCGTTCTCGGAGTTGCTTGTAAAACTCCCTCCTTTCTTCTGGATTCATTAAGCTGGGTAATCCCATTTGGTAATGAATTCTGTTTTGTGTGTCGGGCCCCATAACCCCTCTCCGTGAAGGAAAGGCACTGTTCTAATAGGACAGGAATCTCCCACACACAATAAATCATCAACAATTCTCCATGATTCTAATACTTCTTCAGAATGAACAAAATTAGATTGATCATCATTCAAAGCATCATATAAAAGTTTTTCATATCCATCTACACCCAACCAATCAGGATATCGGTGAGTAAGCGTAGCAGTCTCTACATCATTATTAAATCCAGGTGCCTTCATATCAATGCGAATATCAAAATGAGCATGTGGTTGTAGTCTCATTACAATTCGATCATTGTATTCATGACCTTCAAATAGTTGCTGTGGTGGTGCTTTTAATTTGATAACAACTTCAACGCATTGATATGGCATTTTCTTGCCGCTCATGAAATGAAAGGGGACACCCTCCCATCTCCAATTATCAATGTAGATATCACCTGCAACAAAAGTTGGAGTTTCACTCCATTTACCTACACCTTCCTCATTTCTATACCCATCATATTGACCAAAAATAGTTTTGTATCCAAGTCTTGTTGCAGCAAGAACCTTGGTTTTCTCCCTACGAATCTCTGTCGCATTCATTTTACAAGGTGCTTCCATGGCGATGAGTGCCAGAACTTGCAACATATGATTTTGAAGCATGTCTCTAACAACACCAGCATCCTCATAATACTGAGACCTACCTTCACACCCTAGAGTCTCTGTAGCGAAGATCTGAACCTCTTCTATGTACTGCCTGTTCCAAAGTGGCTCCAATAATATGTTGCTAAAACGAGTGGCAAGGATATTATTAACAGTATCTTTCCCCAAATAATGGTCAATGCGATATACTTGTTTTTCACGTAAATGTCTGCTAACCACAGACTGTAAATCACTAGCAGATTTATAGTCGTATCCAAAGGGTTTTTCGATAACCACTCTTGATCTTTCTGGTTCATCTAGAAATCCTGCTTGCTTAAGGTTTGTAATTGCATCAGCATATGTGCTTGGTGGCACTGATAAAAAGAATGTTGTATCTGCACTTTCATCGTGCAGTTTCATTAGACTCTCTGGATTTGATAGGTCACAAGATACAAAATCTAACCAGTGTGTAAAATCTTCTGGATAGTCTCCCAGTTTTTCTAACCAACATTGTTTGGTTATTTCTCTACGAGAAGCACCAACAATCAAAAGATCTTTTGGTAAAAGATGCTTACACCATAATTGATACAATGCTGGTATCAACTTTCTTTTGCATAAATCTCCAGTAGCACCGAAGATAACTATGCGTTTAGTGAGCACATCCATTTCCATCGTAGTCGTCTGAGTCGTAGTAGTTATTTTCACCTTTTCGTATCCCGAAATAGATCGTGGATAGTACAAAGGGTATTGCCAAGATTGAAAGGGCATTACCTAAATTCATTGTTCTCCGTAAGTCCTAGTGATTTTAAGTAGTCTATCCACCATTGTGGATCTTTTTTTCTCTTCCAGTTAGGTACAGGAAGTCCCAACTCAGAGTAGTGTTCATATAAAGCATCATCTATAGTCTGTGCGATCTCCATATTCCTCTTCCTCTTCATCAACGTCTGCATACGCATCCGCCAAATAGGGTCCATGTGGTTTTCTGGATTCTGACTCAACATACTTCTCCTCAGCATAGATCCCAGATAACCATACTGCAAATTTCATTACTATGTAGATAATTGCAAGTGGCAAAAAACATAAAAGAAGAATTGCTTGCTGTTTCATCGGACGTGGTGGCCACCAAACATATATCTCATACCATTTAAGATTTTGTTGGCATATTTTCCAAGTCTCCTAGAATTAAATCTTTCAAAGAGGGCGGCAGAGATAACAGGAGTGGGCACACCAAGATCAACAGCAGCGTGAAGAGTCCAACGGCCTTCACCAGAATCGCTGACACCCCCATCAAACTTGTTGAGATCGTCATGATCATGGCGTAATACATCAGCGGTAAGGTCAAGTAACCAACTACCAACAACAGACCCGCGCCTCCACAACTCAGCAACCTCAACAGTATTAATATCGTAACAATAATCTTCGGGGTGTTCCATGGGAGCCACTTCGGCGTCACCTTGAGCAACATATTTTCTTCCTGCACCAGCCTCATGAAGTAGGTTAAAACCCTCTGCATACGCTTGCATAATGCCATACTCCACTCCGTTGTGAACCATCTTTACAAAGTGACCTGAACCAGGTGGTCCACAATGTAACCAACCGAATTCTGCAGATGTTTCACATGGATCCCTGGGATCTGTGCGAGAGGCAGCTCCAATGCCAGGCGCGAGTGCCCTGAAAATGGGGGCACAGATGTATACTGCCCTATTTGCACCACCAACCATAAGACAGTATCCACGCTCCAGACCATAAACTCCACCACTAGTACCACAGTCAATATATTGGATGCCAAGTTTAACCAAGTATTCCGCTCTCCTGCGAGAATCTTTAAAGTTGCTATTGCCATGATCAATAATAATATCCCCGTCGCTAAGTAGTGGTAATAGTTCATTGATTGTTTCCTCTACTAATTCTGCAGGAATGACTAGTTGAAAAATACCAGGACCATCCTTTTTTACTGATTGAACTAGACTTTCTAAACTAGAGGCAATTCCACTAACATAACCCTTTTCATATGCCTCCTCAGCTTTAGCATAGTTTCTCCTATATCCCCAGGTTTCAATACCTGCTTTCATCATGCGGCGAGACATACCCTCACCCATCCTACCCAATCCGATTATACCTACCCGCATTTTCGTCTTCATTGAATGCTTCCTTTAGTCTAATCCTATCTATTCTATCTCGCAACGGGTAATAAAAATTAATGAGTAGTTTGTCAAAGTTTACTGACACAAAACCTCAGCGTAGGACTTTTAGCACCTCATTCTCCACTTTATCTATGATATTATCCACAACATTGACATCCAAATCCATAAATGGGGGGATGACACCTAGGATTCTAAGCAAACCATCAACGAATAATGCAAGGCAGATTAATCCTAAGGTCATGCTGATGAGTGAGGCATTGCGATTATGCTTTCGCATTGCCTCATCTATAGCGTCTTTAATTAGTTTATCTACCTCTGCTTTCGTATAACAATGCTCAGGCTTCAGTTCCGTCATTCTGTGTGACATGACTTAGATTGCTCATAGGATCGGGTTGTCCTCCTACTATAGCACAAGCTCTGGTGTAAAAGTAGTTGTCGGTTGTTCCGTTTTCCTCAAATACTTCTTTGATTTTTGCCCAGTTAGAAAGTTCGTCGGGATGCATTTACCTAAAAATGTAACAGCATGATACTATTTACCGATTTAATGCTTTCTAAATGTTTTATTTTCCTAACGGAAAGGGTGAGATTTGAACTCACGGATGCTCTCACATCGCTAGTTTTCAAGACTAGTGCAATAAACCACTCTGCCACCTTTCCAAATCAAGTGTAATTAGATCTGCATGGTGCTTCCTATGACAGATGGCACACAACCTAATACACTTCTTTGCCTCTTCTTTTAGGGCAGCGAGACCTTTCCCATTTGCGTTGATTGTGAATGCCTTATCACTAGGATTGACGTGGTGGAGGTCCATACAGACTGGTGGAAACACTTGTCCGCAATGATAGCAAGGTCCAGTCTTCAGTTCTTCAACTAATTCCTTGCGTGAGTCACGTTGTTTCTTACGTTCTGCTACACCTTTGTCAGTGTGAGCCCACTTTCGTGCTGCTTCTCTTTGCTTTGCCGGGTCCTTATATGGCATAATAATCAACGGGTTCAAATCTATTTAGTAATTAGAACCCTTCACCTTTCCTCAAATTGTATGCGACGAACCTTACGTCTGCGTCTTTCCTCCTGATACTGGAGTTCTTCTTTAGAGAAATGACTATCAATCTTTCTCTCTACATTGTTAGCAACCATAACGACTTTATCAAGATCGATGGCACCAACCTTGTCATCCACAACTCTCATTTGGTTGGGGCAACCACAAAACTGAACTTTGCTACTGCTTGTCAGTTCTGTACTGCATTCTTTGCATCGTACAACGATCATTTTTCATGGACCTCCTTAATGGGGATGGGAAATACTGGGATCGAACCAGTGACCAACTGCGTGTAAAGCAGCTGCGCTACCGCTGCGCCAATTTCCCGAGAGCGGAGTATCGGAATCGAACCGACGACATCTAACTTGGAAGGATAGCGTTCTACCGCTGAACTAACTCCGCATGTGAGTCTATTCTAACATAGACTTCTCTTGTTTGGCAAGTCTGTAATACATTTTGTAGTATCTTTGCTTAATTTCTTCTAGAGTATTCATGTCTTCTTCAAACCCCATGTATTTAAGGTGTTGATAAGACCCTTCCAACTCACTAATGAGGCGGAGAATATTGGTAGAATGGACTTCCATACCACCAAAAACATACTTACTTGCGTCCATTTCTGTTAATTGAATGTGTTTTGGTGCCTTAAGATTATATTTTAACATAAATTTGTAAAAATTAACAGGCACGGCAGGACTCGAACCTGCAATCGACTGCTTAGAAGGCAGTTGCATTATCCATTATGCTACGTGCCCATTCAGTTAGGCGCGGTCTACACCTTCAATAAATTCCTCAAATTCTTCTTCAGAAATTTGGTCGATGCTGATGACTTCTAAGTCTTCTTTGGGGTCCATCCACTCATAAAATTCATCGATGAGTGCTAATTGGTCATAGATTTGAGTAACATCCATACCATTGAACTCCTGAACCCTGCCAATTGCCCAATCTCTGACATGATTGAACAACTTTTCTTCATCAGGTTGCATCATAGTAGTCCTTTCTGAAGTATCTGCTGAGGATGTTGCTATTATAGTACTTGGGGACTCCGGTGTCAAGGGACTCTGTGAGGACTCCATGGATGAAGAGTTGCCTTGTTTCTTCGTAGTTTGTCTTGCCAGGTGTTTTATGTAGTGACAAGATAGTTCTACTAAAATTTTGTCTACCCAATCGTTCAATGTCTTCCTTAAGTTCCGGGCAAGACCCATAATACTTTCTCCAGTCAGATTCAGATTTTACTTTTCGTTTTTTTCCTCTCGGTTTACGAAAAGACCAAAAATATTTTCTCCCAATGTATTGTCTACCATTGGTGAGATTGGTAATGTTATAAACAAAACCATGGTTGTCCCCAATAAGACTCCCATCAAAAGGGGTGCCATTATAGATCCAAGGATTTTCATAGTCTAACATCAAGGATATCTGTCTATTATAACAGATATTTATTCTCGATATGCCTCATACCCATCATAATCACCGAAGATGAAATGATCAAACGTGGCTGCTTGGCGATATGCATTTGCAGACTCTTTCCTCCATGTATGATCATCGGGGAGTGGTTCAGTGCCATATTCCCAAGTGTCATAATCCTCTTCGTTCCTAGGATCAGGAGAGGTTGGTGGAGTTAGAGGTTCAATTTTATCCATCTCCATCCAAACTCTCTTAAATTCAGAGTTTGAATCCTGAGAATGTGTCTTTTTTGACATCTTGTTTGATTCCGCCGACGACATACGATTCAACCTCCGTTTCTTGTGGTGCGACTTGGAGACCCTTTGATGAGATCCAGTGCTGGGTCCAAGGCAGTGGGTTTGCAGATGCTGCAACATCATATACTGGTTTTAAACCAATTGCTTTTAGTCTACGATTTGCAACCCATTCAACATATTTTTGCAACAACTTGTCATTAAGACCGATCATGCTGCCATCTTTGAAGAGATAGTCCGCCCACTTCTTCTCTTCATTGACTGCACGATCAAACATCTTATATGTCCATTCTTGCTCTTCCTCCATGATCCTTTTCATCTCAGGATCATCACCATCACGCCACTTATTTAAGATGTTTTGAGTGATAGCGAGGTGTTGGTTTTCGTCTCTTGCAATAAGGGAAATGATTTTTGCACTTCCTTCCATAAGTTTGAGCTCACCGAAAGCAAAACTACAAGCAAAAGAGACATAAAAACGAATCCCCTCAAGGATATTAACGTTTGCAACTGCTCTGTAAAGTTTTCTCTTGACATCTTTTATTTCCCATTCACGAGATGGTGATCCCTTAAAGTCATCTTGCCACATATTCCCAGTACCCCATTGCTGAGCACTGCGGATGAAATCATCATAGGCACCTGTAACCGTGCTAGCACGCTCTAGAATGCGGTCATCAGTGACAATGTGGTCAAGCACCTCTGAAGGGTCTGGATACACATTCTTGATGATGTAGGTGTAGGAGCGACTATGAATCATCTCCATAAATCCCCAGACCTCCATACATGCCTCTAGTTCAGGCAAGGAGCAATAAGGAATGAATGCCATACCAGGACCACGACCCTGCACAGAGTCAAGCATGATCTGATATTTTAGGTTAGAAGTGTAAATGTGCTTCTGTTCTGGACGAAGAGTATGATAATCACCACGATCCTTCTGCAAAGAAACCTCTTCAGGTCTCCAGAAGTATCCCAATTGTTGTGTGGTGAGTTTATCAAATACTGGATATTTGTACGAATCGTACCTTTGAATTCCTAAGGGAGCACCAAAAAACATTGGTTGCTTCTTTGTATTAACTTGTTTTGTGTTGAAGACTGTCATGCCTTCAATTTCTTTTTTCACATTATTCACTGAATCAACTTTAAACTGCACAGGATTCACACTCTCCCTCCTCGGCTTTTTCTAACGTATCTAAAAGATTTTCTAACTCGGTGTTTGATTTTTCTGAAACATCAATCACCTCATCACTCTTCATATCGTGGGTATTTTGATAATAACTGGTCTTCCAACCGTACTTATATGTAGTCAAAAAGTCTTGTGCCATGACGGACACTGGGACTTCATTGTTCTCATAGTTCTCTGGGTTGTAACTCCAGTTGCCACTGATTGCCTGATCAAAGAATTTTTGCATTACAGCAACGACATTGATGTATCCAGTGTTGTCAGGCATGTCCCAAAGCAGGGTGTAGTTGTTTTTCAGATAGGTGTACCCCGGAACCACTTGCTTAAGCGGTCCTTTCTTTGATTTCTTAATGGACAGGTAATCGCGAGGTGGTTCGATTCCGTTTGTGGCGTTTGACACAACGGAACTGCTCTCTGAAGGCATTTGTGCGGACAGTGTTGAGTGCCGTAAACCAAATTCATTGATAGATGCTCTAAGAGCCTCCCAATCATGCGCCAACTCCTCTGTAGTAATTTCATCTACATCCTTCTTGTATGTATCTATTGGAAGAATTCCATCAGCATACTTAGTGCGACCAAAGTATTCGCAATGTCCTTTTTCTTTAGCAAGTTGATTTGATGCTTTCAATAGGTAATATTGGAATGATTCAGCCAAACCATGCACTGCATTCCATGCTTCCTGACTGTCATATTTGTAACCAAGTTTTGCCAAATAGTGCGCGAGACCAATAAACCCAATACCAAGGGAACGACGTGCCTTAGTGGCGATTTTGGCTGCCTCTACGGGGTAATCCTGATAGTCAATCAATTCATCCAATGAGCGAACAGCAAGATCACAAAGATCCTCAAGTTCATCATCAGATTTGACCTTACCAACGTTGATTGCGGAGAGAATGCACAGGGCAATTTCGCCAAGGTGATCATCAATATGACTGATAGGATAGGTTGGAAGAGTAATTTCTTGACACAAATTACTCATATTTACCTTATCTTTGAAGGAAGAGTGAGAATTGCAATGATCGATGTTCATGATGTAAAGGCGTCCAGTCTCTGCACGCTCTTTCAGAAGATCAAGAATTAATTCTTGTGCACCAATGGTTTTTCTTGGGATTGATTCATTAGATTCGTAACTGCAATATAACTCATCAAACCTATCGGTCCCAAAACTCTCATACAAACCAGGAACATCATGAGGGGAAAATAGCGTGATTTCCTTATTTTCGATAAAACGTTCATAAAAAAGTTTGCTAATCTGAATACTATAATCTAATTTGCGAACACGATTATCTTCTGTGCCTTTGTTGTTCTTGAGAACAAGAATATCTTCTATTTCTTGGTGCCAGATTGGGAAGTGGACAGTTGCTGATCCACCTCTGATGCCATTTTGAGTGCAGCATCGGACAGTGCTTTCAAATTTTTTGAGAAATGGGACAACGCCTGTATGCTGTACTTCTCCGCCTCTGATCTTAGAGTTGATTCCACGGATTCTACCTGCGTTGATACCGATTCCCGCCCGTTGTGCAACATATTTGCCGATAGCCATATCAGAACTAAAGATGCTATCGAGGGTGTCATCAACATCAACAAGAACACAGCTAGCAAACTGTCGCAAGGGTGTTCGCACGCCTGCCATGATTGGCGTTGGGATGTTGATTCTGTGCTTGCTGATTGCGTCATAGTACCTCTTTACGTATGACATGCGGGTTTCTTTAGGATATTCCGCAAAAATTGTCAGTGCAATCATCATGTACATGAACTGAGGTGTTTCATACACCCCACCAGTACTTCTATCCTGCACTAGATATTTATCTGCAACCTGCCTCAATCCAGCATATGTAAACAAAAAGTCACGATTATGGTCAATATAAGAATCTGCCTTTTTAATCTCTTCTAAAGAATATTTACCATAAAGTTCAGCATCATATACTTCTAAATTTACACAGGAATAGATATGCTCCTCCAAAGATGGCAATTCTCTCATCTTACCATATAAACTTTTTCTCAAAGAAAAGAGAAGAAGACGTGCAGCAACAAATTGATAGTTAGGATGATCAAGATCAATCAAGTCACTAGCAGACTTAATCAAGATCTCTTGAATTTCAGCAGTGGTAATACCATCATAAAACTGAATGCCAGAGGTCATTTCAACTTGACTTGCAGATACGCCTGCAAGACCCTTGGTTGCCTCTTCAACCATGATGTGCATCTTCTCTAGGTCAAGAGGTTCAATTCTTCCGTCTCTCTTTTTTACTTTAGTGCCGTTGCTCATATCTTCTTCCAAGTGGTGAATTTAAGTTTTGCTTCTAATCCAGAATATATATTGGATTCTATCACAGATTGTACATCTTTGCCAGACATCACCATATCATTGATGTCTTTGTCATCTATATTGTCAGGCCAAATGACTACTGACCCACCGGCATCGATGGTTTTGGAGATTCTGTTTGTAATCTCTCTATTGCGCGGTTCGTTATCATAGATCCACACAGGATTGTCAATCCCCCAACTAGACACATCAGCGTCAGCTCCACACATAGCAATCGAATTGCGAACGAATGTGCTGTCGAATGGTCCTTCTGTAACGAAGACTGGAGCATCTGTTGTGATGTTATCCAGTCCATAGATTTTTGGTGCATCATCATCAAGCATCACGGTAATATATTTAACCTTGCTCGGACCTAGTGCTCTGCCTTGGAATCCGATAAGATTTTTCTTGTAATAGAGAGGAATGATGATTCGTTCTTCATCATTATCTTCACTATCAAAGGTCGGTTTCATTCTATTAGCAAACCTTTTGAAGTGCTTTGCGTAATAGAAGTCATCTGGATTGAGTTGCCTTGCAGTCAGATAACCAGCAGACCTAGGATCCTCTGATGCCTTTGGTAATTCAAGTTTCTTTTTGAACTTAGGTGCTTCAAATTTGAAGACTGGTTCATCAACAACAAAGTTTCTACCACCAGCATGTCCATCCTTGAATTTCTCCAAGGTATATGATTTATGTAGAACAGGATCAACGTGCTTAAGAAAATTATTAAGCGACATTGAAGCACCACAATTGTGACACTTATAATTTGTATTGTTCTTTACATCATAAAGATATCCCCGTGCCTTGTTTTTATGTTTCTGTGAATCACCACAGATCGGACAACGGAAATTATATAGATTACTTTTGACTCTCTTGAATTTTTGAAGTCGTGACGAAACTAATCCAATATACTTGGAGTCAACTAAATCCATTACAACAGGGTATTATTTCTGTCCCTCTATTATAGTATCGACGGATCCTGGAGTCAATACATTTGACATCATTCTTTGACCTGGCACGCTAACCAAGAAAGATATTATAGTAAGAGCCCCTGCAATGCTCCACATTTTTTTCTCAATCAATCGAAGTCTTTCATCAACTAAACGTATATCTCTTTCGCAACCTTTCTTTATTTCGTCTGCTCTGCGATTAACTTCTCTGTGTACGCTTTCTACCTTCTCAAAGAGTACAGCATCGATTCTATCTTGTTTGTCTAATTTCTCGTTATGGACAGCAAGAAGTTGTCCCATCTTTACAGAATTATCCTGTAGGGATTCTACTACTCTTTCTAATCTCTCTAGTATAGCAGCATTAACCCCAGCTTCATCCATTATCCTTTCCAG